ACATTTACGGGGACCTAGTGACAAGGAGCCTTACATGCCTTTGGAACTTCCTAGCCCTTATCGGGCTTTCAGCGATCGTTCTGCTTTATCTGCTGTGCAACACGGACTTAACGTTCTCGTCGCGGCTGGCTTCACGCCAGACCTTACACAAGGACAAGGTCCAATCGGCGGCGCCATCCCAGGCAAGTGTTACGCCTGGAGTGGTCATCCTGCCGGTCTCGTCGCAGTAGAGTACCTCGCCGAGCAGATGCTCAGTAAACTGGCCCCTACCGAAGGCTCGCAAGAGCTGGAAGAAGCCGCATTACTGAAGTTTGACTTGGCGGAGCAGATATGTGCTAACACCAACCGTCGATTCGCAACATACTTGTTGGGCCATCGTCCCGAAGATAGGGACGTCTCCGCAGTTCTTGTTTCTGCGCGAGAGAAAATTGGTCGCTTGTATGCCGGATTGTCGATGGTGGATATCGCTGCGGGTTGTACGTTTACGTCGGGCGCGAGTAACATTAGCGCCCGCGCAGTTTCGACTCCGGTGCACAAATATAGCCTCATGAAAGGGGCTACGATCGATGCTTCAACCCTGTCCCGTCGTGTTTTTCAACACGACCCCAGTTTTGGGGGCGGTATTTGCCAGGAGCTCCACCTTATCAGTGAGAGTAATAGGGTACTGTGCGTGCGAAAGAAGTATGACGCTGACCGAACCATTGGCGCCGAAGCGTCTCTGAATGTGCTGCTCCAAAAGGGCGCACACGCAGCGATGCGACGGTGTCTTAAAATGGTCGGTTGCAACCTTGATGATCAACGGACTAATCAGGACCTAGCGCGGCTTGGTGCCGCAACAGGCTTGGTCTGTACCGTAGACAAAAAGATGGCATCCGACACCTCGGCTTTTAACGCTGTGGAGTGGTTCTTTACCCTTGTCCCTAAATGTCTCTGGGACGTGCTTGAGGGTACGCGTCACCCTTCGGGGACCTTCGCTTCTCACCACGGCGGTTCTAACCGTTCGTGGGAATATGAGAAGTTCAGCTCAATGGGCAATGCCATAACGTTCGAGGTTGAAACCTCTATATTTTGGGCTGTTGCCGTCGCTGCCTGTGAGAAGGTAGGGGCTGATTCGCGCTTCGTGAGCGTGTATGGAGATGACGTTGTCATCCCTACAAGAGCAGTGGACCTGTATATCCGAGCTATAACCGAGGCTGGCTATGTCATTAACACCGACAAAACCCATACTGAGGTCGATGCGCAAGATGCAGGGCTCTTCCGGGAGTCGTGCGGTAAGCACTATTCCGGACATCACGAAGTTACTCCGTTTTACGTCAAAAAGGAACCTGAGACGATCCTCGAAGTGTTTCACCTGGTGAACAACCTTTACCGGTGGATCACCCGCGTCGGCAAACTTCTGCCGGAGCGGAACCTAGCGGCTCTTTGGAGTTACTGGGAACATCTGAGGACGCTCGTGGAACCGAAGTGGCGTCAACCTCGCATCCCCGATGGCAAAGGGGATGGGGCCTTTGTCGGCCCGTTCGACGCATGTACTCCGCCTACCCGTCGACGTAAGTCACAGGTGGAAGGGTACACCGTTGAGGTCTTGACTGCGAGCATTGATACTGCTTGTGGCATCAGCGAAACAGGCGATCCGATGATCTGGGTTCGTGACCGGAAGAAGGGCAACCAACTTCGTCCATTGTCGCGGCCTCGAAAAGAAGATCGCAAGTCCGTTGAGGGCATTTCACTTAGGGGCTTTCTCCTTGCTAGCCTTGAACGGCTAGAGCGGCGGGGTCCTCCGTGGTATGTCAAGACACGCAGAATCGAAAGCATGCGCTACATAGCGCATGTTCCTCTAACTGCGAGCGAGACTTTCGGGATTGCTTTACCCGAGAGAGGAGTTAGGGTTGGTTCAGTCTTGCTTCACCTAGGCCGCGAGGCCTGGGCGGAGACGGACGAAAACTACGCCCTCGTTCAGGTGTTTGGTAGCTAATTTGCT